GTGGGCCGATGCACGGAGCCCCGCGCTGCGCATCGCGTTTGAGAACGTGCCGCTGAATCCCGCGAATGGGGAAACGTACCTCAAGGTGTTCCTGTTCCCCGCGCAGGCCGTCAACCTCGATCTTGCCGGCGAATCCACGACCTTCAAGGGCGTGTTCCAAGTCTCCATTGTCGTGCCGATCAGCAAGGGCTCCGGCGCTGCGTTGGGCATCAAGGACGAACTGTCCGCGCTGTTCGTCTCCAACGCGCTGCTCACCGATGGCGTGGTGACGGTCCGACAACTCACGCCTGCATCTGCCGCGCCCGCGCTGTCGGGCGACTCCGAATACATCGTGCCGGTCAGTTTCCAGTACCGACTCGACACCTGAATCCAGCATCCCGCTGGTCCACCGCCGCCCTCTGAGGCGGTTTTTTTATGCCTAGAGGAAACGCATAAATGGCTGTCTTCACGCTGCCGAACGGCTCCACGATCTCGATCTCGACGGGCTTTGGCTCGCCGACGACCGTCACTTCCATCACCAACGCTTCCCCGGGCGTTGTCAGCTCCACCGCGCACGGTTACACCGATGGCGACATCATCGTGGTGGCGACCTCCGGCTGGGCGAACCTCGAAGGTCGCGTGGCGCGCGTGGATAACAGCGCCGCCAACGCCTACGACCTGGAAGGCATCGACACCTCGTCCACGACCCGCTACCCCGCTGGCGCTTCGGCCTCGACGGCGAAGGAAGTCACGGGCTGGGTGCAGGTGACGGGCGTCCTCGACCCTTCGGGCAACGGCGGTGAACAGCAGTTCTGGGAAGGTGCGCCGCTGGAAGCCCAGCGCAACACACGCATCCCGACCACGACCACGGCGGCCGGCATCGACCTGCGCGCTGCGTACAACCCGGATGCGTCGTGGTGGGACTACGTGGCCGATGCTGCGGAAGACCGCGAACCGCGCGCCGTCATGCTGACGCTCTCCAACGGCGCCAAGTTGTACTACTACTGCTACGTCGGTATGTCGGTGGTTCCGTCGCTGACCCGCGACGAGCCGATGACGGTGGGCATCAGCCTGTCGCTGGTTGGCGATCCGACCCGCTACGCGTCGTAAGGATCTGACGCATGGCCAAGCTGAAGCTCAATCCCGAGCCTACGTTCAAGGCCAAGGTGCCGGTCCCCGTCCCGGGATCGGCACCCGTCTTGGTGCAGTTCACGATGAAGTGGCGCAAGCGCGATGAAGTGTCCGAATGGCTAGAAGTGGCCAAGGACATGACCGATGCGCAGATCATCATGGACTGCGCGATTGGTTGGGAACTGGACGACGAGTTCACGGCGGAGAACGCCGAACGCCTGTGCAACACGTACATCGGTGCGGGGCGTGAATTCCTCGCGACCTACGTGGACGAGTTACGCGGAGTGCGCGCAAAAAACTAATCGCCATCGCCAGAGAGCTGGCGGACGGGGGCCGGGATGCTTCGGCCCTGTCTGCCCTCGGCTTCCAAGCCGATGACTTTGACGATGGCGAAGTGGTGGAGATCTGGCCCGACACGCTCGTGGCCCACAACGCGTTCGTTGCGCTCTCGACGCAATGGCGCACCAGCTACGGCGGACTCGTCGGGCTCGACTACAACGCCATCCCCCCTGTGTTCCGACTGATCGGCATTCCCCGCAAGGAATGGCCCGACCTGTTTGAAGACTTGCGCGTGATGGAAGCCGAAACGCTGCGCGTGATCGCCAAAAGGGCTGACCAGTGACCGACATTGCAAGCCTTGGTATCAAGGTCAGTACCTCGGGCGTCAAGGAAGCTGATAAGCAACTCGGCGACCTGGCGCAGACCAGCGAGCGCACCGCACAGAGCATCGTGTCGGCCGCGTCCGAGATCAACAAAGGCTTCAAGCCCGACACTTCCGGGGTCAAGGCGCAGCGCGACGAGTTGCAAAAGCTGTCGGCACAAGTAGAGCCGACCGTAGCCGCGCTGGATCGCCTCGAAAAGAAGGAGAAGCAAGTCGGGTCCGCTGGCGGCGGACTTGCGACTGGTGCCAAGGAAGCGGAACGCGCGCTCGCCAGTCTCGCGTCGGCGGGCGAGAAGGCGTCTACACAGGCGGCGAAGATCGCGCCGCAAATGAGCAAGGCCGCGCTGTCGGCCAACGAGTTGAAGTTCGCGACTCGCCAGCTCCCCATGCAGTTCACCGACATTGCCACTTCGCTGGCGTCGGGTCAGCGCCCCCTTCAGGTCTTGCTCCAGCAGGGTGGCCAGCTCAAGGACGTGTTTGGCGGTGTGGGCCCCGCCATTCGCGCACTCGGAGGCTATGTCCTTGGCCTCGTAAATCCCCTCACGATTGCTGCCGCTGCGGTCGTTGGCCTTGGCCTCGCGTGGAAGGCCGCCATTGATGAAGAGCAGGCGTTCAACCTCGCGCTAATCAAGACGGGGCATTACGCGGCCGACTCCGCCGAGGATCTGGAGGCACTAGCCGAGAGGCTGGACGACACCACGGATGCGACGCAGCGGTTTGCGTCCAATGTCGTCGCGCAGATTGCCGCCACGGGTCGCATCTCGTCGGACCAGTTGGGCATCGTGTCCACTGCCGTCACCAACATGGCGAAGGCCACGCAGGCGGCCGGTGGCGATGCGGATGAAGCGATCAAGTCGCTGACCAAGTCGTTCACCGATCTGTCCCGCGACCCCGTTGACGCCCTGCTGAAGCTCAACGACACGCAACATTTCCTGACGGCAGCGACGCTGGAGCAGGTGGAGTCGTTGGTTGAGCAGGGCAAGGAAGCCGAAGCCGCCAAGGTGGCGATCCGCGCATTCGCCGACGAGACGAACCGTGGCGCGAAGGAGATCGAGCAGAGCATCAATAGCGCGTCTGCTGTCTGGTCCGGCTTCAAGAACGTCATCGGCGAGTCCACGGAAGAAGTCATCAACTTCTTCCGCAACGCCGATGCGGGCCTCCAGGCGTTCATCCTTCGCCACGAGGCTGCCGCGCGTTCGCTGGTCAAGATCCAGTCGATGGTCACGCCGGTGTTGCCGTTCGGGCAACTTCAGCAGAGCGCGAGCCAATCTCTCCTCAATGGCGCGAGGGCCGGACTTGAGCCGACCCTTATCGGGTTCAAGCCGGGGGCGAAGGTCAACAGCGACGCCGAACGCAAGCGCATCCGCGAAGTGGAGGATGCGCAACGCCAGTGGAACTCCTCCATCCGCCAAGGCGAGAACGATGCGGCCCGCCTGAAGCGTGAGTTGGACGAAGCCGCCGCTGCGGGCAAGCGCCTCGGCAAGACGGGCGCGGAGATCGAGGCGGCACAGGACGCCATCCGTGCCTCGTTCGCGCGCAAGGGGCCAAAGGGTCGCAAACCCCGCAAGCAAAACGACCGCAGCATCGAGAACGCCTCCGACCGCTTCGACGACATGGTGGGCTCGCTGCGTGTCGAGCTGTCCGGCCCGATGGAGCGGGTGGAGCAGCAGCACATCAAGCGGATGCGCGAGCTGGAACAGGCCGCGCGAGATGGCAAGCGTTCTCACGAAGACCTGACCGCTGCGCTGAAGCTGGAAGGCGAGGCATACAAGAGTGCCGCCAACGACGTGCAATTCCGCATCGACGCGGAAGTGGCGGGGCTTTCCGGCCCGATTGCACAGGCGCAGCAGAACCACGAAGCCGCGCTCCGTCGCATCGAGGAGTTGAAGCAGCAGGGCCTTGTCACGGGCGAGCAGTTCACCGCGATGCTGCGCGAGGAGGCCAAGGCATATCAGGCCGACATGGCCGCCGCAGAGCGCGCCGCTGACCCCATTGGCGCGTTGCTCTCCGACATGCGCGAAGAGCTGGACCTGATCGGCCTGTCCAACGCACAGCGCGACGTGATGGTGGCCCTGCGCCACGAGAACATCGACGCCATGTCGGCCGAGGGTCAGGCTGCGCTCAACACGGCCAAGGCGTTTGAAGAGGAAGCCAAGGCGAAACAACGCTCCATCGAGCTGATGGACACGTTCCGCTCTGGTGCAGCCGATGCGCTGACCGACATCGCCACGGGGGCCAAGTCGGCGAAGGACGCGCTGCTGGATTTCTTTGATTCGCTGATCGAACGCCTGATCCACCTGACGGCGGAACGCCTGATCGAGAAGGCGTTTGGCTCGATGGGCACGACGGAAACGGGATCTGCCGGTGGCAGCTTGGGCCAGATTGCCGCTGCGATCTTCGGCGGCGGTCGCGCGAGTGGTGGCCCGGTGTCGCCCAACCGTCTCTACGAGGTTGGCGAACACAACAAGCCCGAGCTGCTCCAGATGCACGGGCGCTCGTTCTTGATCCCGGGCAACCAGGGCAACGTCACCCCGATCCGGGATGCGGCGAACGAACCGCGACGCGGCGACATCAACCAGACGAACAACTACTACGTCGCGGGCTCAATGGACCGCCGTGCGCGCGAAGCCGTGCGCTACGACAACTCCCGCAACCTCAACCGCGCCTCGCGACGGAACGGCTAAATGTCGATCATCGAAACCCGCCTCTCCGCAAGGCTGGAGGCGGGGCTTTCCGTCATTCCTGCGCGCATGACGGACGTGCAGCAGTTGCGTTCTGGTGCCGAGCATCGCAATGCACGCTGGGCCAATGCGCGTCGTCGTTTCACCCTGCGCGGCTTCAAGTTCCCCAGCGATGCCCGCGACGACTACCTCGACCTGTGGCACGCCTGCGAGGGCATGACCTACGGCTTCCTGTTGCGCGATTACAGCGACTACCGGGTCACGGCGCAGAGCCTTGGCAGCGCCCCCAGCGGCACCACGGCTGTCCAACTGGTCAAGACGTACACCTTCGGTTCGCGCACGCACACGCGCACGATCACGCGCCCTGAGGCCAACACCGTCACGGTCTACCAGAGTGGGGTCGCCAAGGCCGGCGTGCTAGATGCGACCACCGGGCTGTTTACCCCGTCCACCTCGTGGAGCGCGGCATCTCCGCTGACGTGGACCGGCCAGTTCCTCGTTCCCGTGCGCTTCGCCACCGATGAACCCGAGTGGGTCATCCCGTTCCAAGGTATCGCCGAGATCAACGCCGACTTCATCGAAGTGGTTGGCGAATGAGGTCCGGCCTTGGTTGGTCCACCCTGCTCGCGAGTGCGATGCAGGGCCATGCCACGTCCCTGTGCATCCTGGTGTCGATTGGCCCGTTGCGCGACGGCACGTATCGCACGTTCGCCGAACTCGACCAGAACGTCACTTACAACCCGACGTTGCAGGATGCGGGCGACCCCTTGGGCTCGCGTGTCTTCCGTGCGCGCACGGGTGCCGATACCACTGCACTCGTCTCCGCCTCTGACCTGACGGTGGATAACGCGGAGATGGACACGCTGCCGCCGATTGAGGGCAGCGAGTCGGAAGGATTGACGGTGCAGCAGATCATGGCCGGCGATCTGGACTACGCCGATTTCCGCGCCTACGTCGTGGATTACCGCGACCTGACGCAAGGCCACTTTGTTCTCTCGGCCGGCAAGATCGGCGAAGCGCGCCTGCGTGGCGCTGCGTCCCTCATCAACGTGGAATTCCGCTCGTTGGTGAACCTGCTCAAGCAGCTCATCAACAAGCCGTGGCAGCGTGACTGCCGCGCGACGTATGGCTCCCAGCCTCTTGGGACGGGCGGCGGTGTCGTCGAGGAAAAGGATTCCTGCGGCATTGACCTGTCCACGCGCTGGAATGCCGGTGCCGTCTCGGACACGCATCCGACCGACACCGACAAGACCTTCTATTCGCAGTCGTTCACCGAAGCCACGGGCACGTTCAACCGGGGCATGGTCCGCGCGACTTCCGGCCTGAACGACGGGCTGGAGCGCGAGATCGAGTCCTACACCTACGACGGCGTAACGGGCGAATCCACCATCGAACTCTTGGTGGCGTTCCCGTATGACTTCGCCATCGACGATACGGTGGAAGTGCGCGACGGTTGCAGCAAGTCCCCGGGCTCGTGTCGCGATACCACGCGCTGGGGCACTGCTTGGGTGCAGCACTTCCGGGGCGAACCGTACATGCCGCTGGGCGACGCGGGCACCGTGTTGGTTGGTGGTCCTGCGGTCCCCGGTGACTTGGGCGGCACGGGCGAGAACCCGACGACGCCGGAACCCCCGGCACAGACGCCTCCGGGCGGCAACGACAACCCCGGCTCGCCGACTGCGCGCACGATTGGCGCGACG